GTAATCAGCATCCTTGACTCGGAAACCAACAGAAAATGCTCCAAGAATGCCTTCTTTTACAAGCTGCGCGACATGATCGGGCGCAGACTTAGAAATTTTAGCCTTAAGTTCAAGACCGTTTTCAGTGACTTTAAGTCCTGTAGCGCGTCCGATAGGCTTGTTATAATCGTGATTGAAAAGAATGATAGGATTCTTTTCGAAGTTACCAAGGCCGCCCTTGGTCCATGCTTCGGCTGAAATGGTATCTCCAGCTCGGTCGAAGTCAGCAGTGCTAGCCATTCCGCAAATGTGGACGCTACCATCGTCGTCTTCATTGAGTGCTTTAAACGTAGAAGTAAGGTTAAAAATCTTTTCCATTAGTCTTCACTCTTTGCTTCTGCTTTTGCAGGCTTGCTCGGAGAAGCTTTAGGCTTCGGAGCAGGTTTTGGCTTTGGCTTTGGAGCTTCCATTAGTTCTGGATGCTTAACTTTTAAAGCGTGAAGTAGGTATTTCCATGCTTTAAAACTTCTCTTTACAGAAATAGCATGAATCGCATCTGTAGGTCCTACCTTAGCCAGATATGTTTTATAGTCTACATCTAAAGGAAGCTTGTGCTTCTCAAAATGTTCGTGAGCAATATCTAAAACTTTTTGTTTTTGACGTACTGCCATTTACTCTTCTCCTTCTTCTACAGGCCTTCCGCCTTCGTCCGGATTTGCAGCACTACCAGCAATATTTGCTGGAACTCGCAAATCATCATATCCCTCTACTGAAGCGAATCCGAGAGCATCTCGAGCTTCGTTTGGAGAGATAATTCCAGTATTTACTAATGCAGAGTAGTACTGAGATTGATCTCGTAATTCTGGCTGTAATGCCGGAATATCTGTTATATCTTCTGAAAGTGCAAACCCAAAGTATCTTTCTAGTGCAAAGTTCATTTTGCGTACAATAGGAAGAATAGTCTCTAAGTAGTACATTCTCATGTTAGGTCTTAAATTAGCATTATTACCAGAGTCTAACATAATTGGTGGAATGCCAAGCGCCTTTAGTACAATTTTTTCATTTTCTGAAATTGCAGATTGAAAATCCAATTCTTTAAAGTTTATATTTGAAACTTTATCTATTTCAATTCCGCCGTCAAGAATAAGAGGTCTGCGACCTCCTGCATCTGGTCTATAACGTGCAGACCAAGATTGAATCATTCTTTCTTTAATTTTTTCTGATAGAGTATTAGGAGATTTGAGTACAAGACCTGGAACGGCGCCGTTTTTAAAGAAGTTATCCTGAAAATCGCGCATACTTCTCATGAGTATCATGGTTCGTAAAGCAGGTTTTAGTCTTGAAACTCCTCTATAGATAGAATAGAATGAATTGTCTTTTATGTGAATAATTTCACTTGGCTTATAGCTAATTGTTTCATTAAATGTAAACTTTTCAATATACTTTGTATCATCTGCATGTATTGTCATTTTGTTTGCAGGCAAATGGTACATATGTACACCATCAAAATAAATAAAAATGTTTCCGTCAAGTAAATAATCAGTAATTAAATTACGACGAAAAGTGCTAATGTCTTGAAAAGGGTTTGGCTCTTTATTTAATAGTAGCTCTACTCGCGAACGCTTAATACCTTTTACTACACTAGACATTCCTTGTACTTGACCGCCTACAGAAATTGGTATTTCAGAAGTATCATCAACAATCATGTTAACGCCTCTGTTTACAATTTCTAGGTCTTCATAGGCTCTCTCGTAGTTAACTACTTTTTCACGTGAAGGCTCTACTTTATGGTCGTAGTATGGCTGGGCAGGATTCAGCTTCTCTTCTGTATCTTTATTTTGCCAAAAATTATACCATGCCATGTTTGTCTCTTTGAATCTCTACCCAGCGCATTTGTTTCTTTGCAGTCACTAGGGCTGGATTTCTGCCATACAATCTATGCAGTTCCAAATGATGTTTATGGCAAAGTGTCACTGTGTGCTCGTACAGCTCCGCCCATTTATCTTCTATAAACTCGTCTCGCCAGATTACAATATACTCATCCGTATAATGCGCGGGTCTCTCTTTCTGCTTTTCTTTTAGCCATTCTCTTAGTAGAGGCGCTAGAGTGTAAAAGTGGTGAAAGTCGAGTTCTGTGTCAGCGCCACAAATGTGACATTCTGAACCTTTTTTATACTTTGATTTAGCTCGATCTCTTATATATTTTACCGGATCTCTTTTCAGCTTTTTCATTTTGAATTATAGCCCTTGTAAGATAAATTGTCAAACACTATTTTTTGTAGGTATCTTTAGAACCCGCTCTGAGTTGTTTCAAATGAGTATAGTGCATATCGAAGAGCATCTGCCATATGCGATGCTCGATTATGTTTTGGCTTTTCTCTTGCGAGATTAGGGTTTGGATCCCATTGGTATTGATCAAGACAAGATAGTACCTCGCCGCATCGCTGATCGACCATAAGTTTATCATTGTCAACTATGCCTGCCACTTGTGCAATTCCATCTAATACTGATTTCTTCGCATTTACAGTACTAATATCGTAATTTTGTGCGAAGTCAAATCGAGTTTGCTGTGCTGCGGAATCTATGTAAATGTAGTCGATATCCCATTTGTCAACCATACCTCGAATTACAGCGGCGTGCTGCTCGGTAGTCTTTTCGGCATCAAGGTATTCATCCAATACGTGGTACACCTCCTCATCCCAATCATATGCTACAACCATAAATGCCGTTGGGTCACGATAACCCACGTCGAGGCCAGCAAATACATCCATGCGACGAGTATCAAGCTCTTCATTATTAGCGATACACTTTTCGTGATTAAAGTTCCAAATTTGACCTTCGTAAGTGTTGAAGTCCGCCTCGTATTCTTGCCTAAACTCTGAGTCGGACATAGATTTTTTAGCTTCCTGTATATCCGTCTCAGACATGCGCGGATTATCTTTATAAGTAGCCCGTATTGAACACCATTCTGGAAACTCATCATTAAATCCTCTATCAAAGAATTCTGCGAACCAGTTGTTCCTGCCCCGAGGGGTTGAAATAAAGATAGCTTTTGAGTTATCTTTATCCAAAGTAGGTCGAAGAGCTACGTTGAACGCATCACGTCCGTCTGCCAACGCCGCCTCGTCAAAGATAATGAGATCGTAACTACGACCTACACAGGAATCAACCTGGTTCACGGAACCCATTCGAACTGTAGAGCCGTTTGTCAGCTCAATAACTTTATCTTTCGCGTTATCTTTTGCTACCTCTAAATCAAAGTGCTTGATTAAATTTCTTTGCAAGTCGAAAGAAATCTGAGACAGCGAGTAATTGGGAGACATGATTAGGATGTTAGAACCGGGAACTAATGATACGAGTTGCCCGATTATATTTGCGATATATGTTTTGCCTTGCCGCCTTGAGACTGCTGCACAGACAAATCTGTACTTAGGATTATTAATCGCATTTATAATTGCTACCTGGGAGGGTAAGGGTACAACGCCTAACAGATCCAGGTAGGGGTCTGTAGGCAGCTTTAGGAAGCGTGTCTCAGATTGTAAATCTAGTATCTCATCGGGAGATACATCTGCTCGACTAATTTGAACAGCCATAACTTAGTCCTGTTTTTGATCCTCAAGAACTTCTTCATTTCGTTCCATCCAATCTTCAGAGTCTGTGTCTTCGTCACCTTGAGTAGCTTGACGATAGTAAATTATAATTTCTTTTTGCTGACCAATATATCTTTTCAGCTCTTGTAAATTATACGCCATGTTTTCGTAATCTTGTGGTGTAATACCAAAAAGTACATAAGTACCGCTTTGCATTTTTTCTAGCTTTTTTACTTGCTCTTCGAAGTTCTTTTCGGTAATTACAAAAAACTCTACGTCCTGCAAGTCAATTGCTTTTGGTAGCGGAGGTTGGTATATTTCAAGAGTTTTATACTCCGTTACTGTTTTAATAATTGGCTCTGGAGCCGGAAGAGGTTGCGGTTGTATTAGCGAGCATCCTCCGAGTGATAATAATAGTACACTACTGAGAATCCGCATTTTCTACCTCCACACTTGCCTCTTCAATGGAACGAAATACTGCTTTCGTGCCTTTATTTATCCTAGGTTCAATTAGCCCAGGCTTTGCTCTTGCAAGACGAGTCATATCATGACGCTTGAAAATAGATAAGTATCCATCCATTTCTTGTTGCATAGCGTTGTTCTTTTCTGTCAAAGCCCCTACTGCCTTTAGCTGAGACTGTAAGTTTTGTTCTGATCTTTCGCGTGCTGCTTGCTCTTTTTCAAATGCTGCTTCTAATCTCATAGCATTCTCTTTTAAAGTAACAGCATTAGTTTCTAGTCTTGCAATGTGCGTGTCTTTCTGACTTACTATAGTAGTATGATACGCGTACCCTGCTCCTGCAAGAAGTACCATAATTGGAAGCATTTTAATCATTCCTAGCATTACTTCACCTTTTTAATCTGGAAGTTAAACGCGTCTTGCGTTTTTAACTCAAAAGGCTCTCCAGACGTGAGTTTTCCTTTTAAGTGTTTAGGCTCGCATTTATCAAGCCACTTAAAGTGGTATTGTGTCTTCTTTTGTGGGTCAATCCAAATAGTTACTTCCCACTCATTAATAAAAAAACTAGCAATCCAATGTACCGGCCAAGAGACAATTTTCAATAAAATTTTCCCAACGCCTTTCAATTTCTTCTCGCTCTTTGTAAGTAGCATATAGTGCTTCCTTTTGGCTGTCCGGAGACTGGTGGTATTCTGTCCACTCTTCCGGAGTCATAAACTTCTTTTTTGGGTAAGACACTCCTAGTTCAAAACTATAGTATTCTTGCCCTGTCACCAAATCTTCATGAAACTCAAGATTTGGTGACATTGCAACACAGCCGCTTAAAAATACTAAGGGTATTACTTTTTGCCAGACCATGCCTGAGCACCAAAGAATGCGGCTACAATACCGGCTACAGAAACAAAGTATACAGAAGCCATAGAGCCAAGAATCTCTGCTGCTTGATGCAATCCTAACATTTCTGTCATCATTACAGTAGCAGGATAAAGAAGCATACCTCCAAGAGCGAACCATGTCATTTTACGCTGTGCATCTCGCATTGCGTCTTGATCTTCTAACTCTTTACGACGAAACTCAAGATACATTCTCTTTTCTTCTTCGTCTACTTTATGGTCTCCATTTACATCTGCTGGATGATACCCTGCTTTTTCTAAATCTTCGCCCATTACTTTTTCCACTTAGCCATAGCAAGTTTTAATGCTACGTCCTGAGGAAGGTAAAACCAGTAATACTTTTTGTGTCCTAGTTTTTCCATCTCCTCCCACTTGACAAACTTCTTAGTCCAGTTGTCTGCCCAGTGTTTACCAAAACGAAGAACAGCGTGTCCTCCTCCATTCTTTGTAATAACTCTACGAATTTGTGCTTTACCAGTAATTAAGTAAAACCAAAACTTCCACATAGACTTACCACTAATTAAATAAAGTAATGTAAGAGCATAGTCTTCGCAGTCTCCTACATAAGGGTGCTCTTTCATAATCTGCCAGTATTCACGTTGAGCATACTGGTCAATATCATACTTGTAAGCCCAGCTTGAGTTTAGTTCTTCAACTTCACGTTCAAACACTACCATTTCACCTTATCGGCCCAATAAGCTGCGCTCATCTTACCCTTTGCGATATTCTTCGCATGACGTGCTTTAAAGCTTCTACGCTTTGCTTTCATTGCGGCGCTTTCTCCTGCTTTAGGCTTTCCTGCAGTCTTAGCACCTTTTTGCCCAAATCGAATCGTTTTGATTTTGTCACCTACCTTTGCTACGACAATATGGGACTTCTTTGGGTGACCTGGAGTTCTA